ACAGGATTCGACTACATTGTCGCGTTTGATGGGAATGTATTCCATATCGCGACGGACTTATCGTTTATCAAATCTGACCACAAGATTTATGGAATCGGTAGTGGCGGCGCTTATGCTCTCGGTTATCTTTATGATCGTTTGGGTCGTCTCACTAATGGTAATGTAGAGCAACACGCCCGACGTGCCGTTGAAATCGCCAGCATCCTTGACATCAATACCTGTCCTCCGATTCAATTAGTTACTCAACGACGGGAGTACTAATGAGAAAAGATTGGTCCCACTGGACTATCTATTTCAATGCCAACCACTTGTATAACTGGGGCATTGGTATCAACTATTACCACGAATATGAATCAGCACCATTTGAGATGCTTGCTAGAATTTGTCAGATAGACCTGCTATTGTTCAACATCACAATTACTCGATGGGAAAGTCGCCAGTGGATATAAAAGAATTACTTATCAAGGCGCTACACGATAAAGAGAACAAGCGCCCACGTTCTACTCAGGTTCAGGTAGGACCATCTGAACTAGGTGGTTGCCGTCGTAAAGTCTGGTACAAGTTACATAACCAGCCTGAGACTAACGAGAACGAGATGAAGTTAGCAGCGATTATGGGTACTGCTATTCACGGTGCCATTGAAAAAGCAATGGCTGATAACAAAGAAGTTTTGATTGAGCAGACCGTAGAACATAACGGTATGAAAGCACACGTAGATCTCTACATCCCTGGGACAGGAGATGTAGTTGATTGGAAGACAGTCAAGGTGAAGAACCTTGCCTATTTTCCAAGCCAGCAGCAACGCTGGCAAGTACATACTTACGGATACCTCATAGAACAAAGTGGATTGGGGAAGGTCCACAATGTGCATCTTGTGGCTATTCCACGAGACGGTGACGAGCGCGATGTAAAGGTCCACTCAGAGAAGTACGATTCTTCCATTGCGCTTGAAGCCCTATCTTGGTTGGAAGGTGTGAAGCAATCAGAGTTTCCACCAGAGCCTGAAAAGGATGAGAGTTACTGTAAGTTCTACTGTAAATACTATGACGCATCAGGCGAGATGGGATGCGTTGGTCTAAAAAAAGAACGTACAAAAACTGAATTACCACTCATTGAGAATTCAGATACTGCTACCAAAGCCTTGCAATATCTACAACTAGATAACCAAATAAAGGATCTCACTACACAGAAAGATGCTTTGAAAGAAGAACTTGCTGGAGTAGTGGGTGTCACCGATACAGGAGTAGAAGTTCGTTGGTCTTCTGTCGCTGGTGCTAAACAAGTGAATAAGGAAGTGGTCAAAGAACTTCTTGGCTTCGTTCCTACTATTGAAGGGAAAGAATCCCTTCGACTTTCTATCAAACATACTGGAGGTAAATAACAAGTGGCTGCGAATGAATCAACAAAGTTCCAAGTGAATTTCAAATCACCTGATGGAACTCTTATCAACCTTTACGCTTCAACAAAGGAGGAACTAGAATCGTTGCTAACTGCAGCGCAAGACTTTTCCGCCCTTATTGGAAGCGTTAGCCAATCTTTCTCAGGCGCTCGATCTGCTGCGCCCGTATCAAGTCCTGCTGCACCAGCAGCACCACGACCAGTCGTAGTTGAGGGTCAGACACCTGAATGTAAACACGGTCAGATGCAATTTAGAACAGGTAACGGGGCCAAGGGACCTTGGAAGGCTTGGATGTGCGCTGCTCCTAAGGGTGCGCCAGACAAGTGCGACGCAATCTGGGTTCGATAACCACGTGCGCGACCCACGAGAGTACGAAAGTCCTCTCTGTGCGGAAGTTGATGGCGAATACTGGTTCCCAGAAGATTTATCTGGTATCGGAAAAAACGAAAATATCAATATCGCTAAAAGTATCTGTGGAAACTGCCGTCATCGAACTGAATGCGCCGAATGGGGAATTACTAGAGAACGCTATGGTATGTGGGGAGGACTCACTGCCAATCAGCGTAAGTACATAAGGAGAAAACGAGGAATCATTCTTCCTCCAGAGGAAAGGGAAGGTAGAAGTGCTTAGACTTACACGTGCTTGGCAAGGCACGCAGATCAAAGCAACTCCACTTCCTGATGTCTGGAAAGATTTAGTAACAGGTGAGATAAGTGTACGCTTCAGACGAGGACAAGTCTGTATGGTTGCAGCAGCACCCAATGCAGGTAAGTCTATGTTTGCTCTAGTGTATGCAATCAAAGCAAAGATTCCAACGCTCTTCTTCTCAGCAGATACTGATACCACAACGGTAACTATCAGGGCTGCTGCTCATATGTCAGGTCATACACAACTGACAGTAGAAAAGAACCTTACTGAAAATCCTAACTTCTATAAAAAAGATTTAGGAGATATGCAACATATACAGTGGGTCTTTGACTCCAGTCCGTCACTCGATGATATCGAGATGGAGATAAAGGCTTACATAGAACTGTATGGAATTGCACCTGAACTTATAGTGATAGATAATCTAATGAATGTAGCAGCCGAAACCGACAATGAGTGGGCAGGGCTGCGAGCAATTATGATGGAGTTACACGATATGGCACGCAAGACCGAAGCCTGTGTGCTAGTACTTCATCACGTATCAGAACAGAGTGAGTATGGATCTCCCACGATGCCCCCTCCTCGTCGTGCCATACACGGTAAGGTAAGTCAATTACCTGCCATCATTCTGACCCTTGGTTATGACCCCTCCCAAGGAATGCTTCGGGTTGCTGCCGTGAAGAATCGCTTTGGTCCTCACTTTGCTGATGCTTCACGGTGGGCAACATTATTTACAAACTTCGGTGCTTGCCAGATAGGTGACTCCGATGCACAAGGCAGGGCATACCTCAACTCTAATCCACAGGTGAAGTATTGAGTTCATATAATAAGATAAAAGGTTCAAAGTTTGAGACAGATGTTATGAAATATCTACGCAAACTTGGACACTTTGCTGAGCGTCTGGCTAAGGCTGGAGCCAATGATGAAGGTGACATCGTTACCATAATCGCAGGTCAGACCTACATTCTGGAATGCAAGAATCGCAAGTCAATCAATCTTCCGCAGTTCTGGGCAGAAGCCCAGACTGAGGCAGCCAACTATGCGAAGGCTCGTGGACAAGTGGTTGCTCCACCTGCCTTCGTTATAGTGAAACGTCGTAATGCAAGTATTGAGGATGCTTGGGTAATACAAACACTAGAGAAATGGATGGAACAAATGCCAGTACCACAAGGACAGATAACAAGTAGTCAAGGGTGGACAACGCCAGCAGAACCACCGCTACCTGAAGAACCAACAGAGGTAGAACAGAAGGAAGAAGTAGCAGAAGAAGCCATAGATAAAAAGGCTAAGAAGAAATGATCTGCACAGACTGTAGTGTTGCTGGTGATTTCAATACCAAAGGCAACTACGATAAGGCCGAAGAGTTACACGAGTATTGTAAAGGAGATTGCGGATGCCACCACAAGACTGGTCCAGGGTGGTACGTAAAGGCGGGAGAAAAACCAAAACCGATCCAAACACAATCCCCATAGCAGTCATCGTTTCATTCTATGGTGGTGAAGTAAAAGAGGGAAGAAGCGCATCAGTCAAGTGTTGTATCCACGATGACTCAAGACGAAGCGCGGTAATGAATACGTATGACAATTTGTATTACTGTCATACCTGCGGCAAGGGTGGGTCATCCGTCAACGTGGTGATGGAAAAAGAGAGTCTGGAGTATAAAGATGCAATCGAGCGAGCAGTCGAGATTATTACTGGAAGCGGTCACTCGCTACAGTCAAAGTCTAGACGAGGCAACGTTAGCCTACCTCGACGGACGTGGAATATCTAAAGAGATAGCCGAGCAGTTTATGTTAGGAACTGTCGTTGATCCTGCTAATGGACACGAGCAGTTTGTAGGGTGGCTATCTATTCCATACGTTACGGCGTTGGGTATTGCTACAAGTGTAAAGTTTAGAAGATTAGATGACGGAAAGCCTAAGTATGGGCAACCAACAGGACAGAAACTACACCTGTATAACGTGGTAGATGTGACTGTTGATTCATCACATATTGTTGTATGCGAAGGTGAGTTAGATACCATTGTGGTATCGGGAGTATTGGGAATACCAGCAGTAGGAGTTCCAGGTGTGGCTGCGTGGAAGCCTTACTATGCTAAGTTGCTGAGTGGATTTGATACAGTCTATGTTGTCGGTGACAACGATCTGAAAGAAGATGGCACTAACCCTGGAGCAGAGTTTGCCAAACGTGTCGCAGGAGAAGTAACAAACTCACATATTGTACAATTACCACTAGGTATGGACATCAACGAGATGTATCTACAGAATGGGCCAGAGGAAACTATGACACTACTAGGAGGAGCGAGATGAATGAGCAAGAAAAAGGATCTCCAAGAGGCAGCCATATTATTGACGGATATGGGGATGATAATAGTCTCGATAGATTACAAGGCTGGGACTATAACTTGTCAGCCGATGCCCGCAAGAGGATAGATGATGACTTCATTCGAGATGTCTGGTCCATCTTG